TGAAAACTCTGGTTATTCCTATGAGTTTGAAGATAATAAATTCTATGGTCCTCCATTTGAAGTCAATGAAATGATTTCAAGAGAGGGTGTCAAGGATTATATGACACGGATTGCCAAATTTAAACCAAGAGATTATCAAGTTGATGCAGTATATGATGCACTTAGATATAATCGTAAACTATTAATTTCACCAACTGCTTCTGGTAAATCCATGATGATTTATTCAGTAGTAAGATATTTTGCAGAGAGGGATAAAAAGATTCTTCTTGTTGTTCCAACCACATCTCTCGTAGAGCAGATGTTCAAGGACTTCCAGGACTATGGATGGAATGCAGAAGATTATTGCCATAAGATCTATTCGGGTAAAGAAAAGACAAATCAAGCACCTGTCACAATTACAACTTGGCAGTCTATTTACAAATTACAAAGATCATTCTTTAAAGACTTTGAAGTTATCATTGGAGACGAAGCACACCTATTCAAGTCTAAGTCTCTAGTCAGCATTATGACCAAGATGGACAGTGCCAAATATAGATTTGGATTCACTGGAACATTAGACGGCACACAAACGCATAAATGGGTGTTAGAGGGATTGTTTGGACCATCATATAAAGTTACACAAACAAAAGAATTAATTGATAAGGGACATCTTTCACAGTTACAAATTCATGTTTTATTAATGAAGCATGATTCATATCAATTTGAAACTTATGAAGATGAGATTCAATATATTATCGGACATGGAAAACGAAATAACTTTATCAAGAATCTAGTCTTAGATTTGAAAGGAAACAGTCTTGTATTGTTCAGCAGAGTAGAAACTCATGGTCAACCACTTTACGAATTAATAAATAATTCTGTCAAAGGAAACCGTAAAGTATTTTATGTACACGGTGGAGTTGACGCAGAACAACGAGAACATGTAAGAGAAATCACTGAAAAAGAAAATAACGCAATTATTGTAGCATCATACGGAACATTCTCAACTGGTATCAATATCAAGAATCTACATAATGTTATTTTTGCATCTCCTTCCAAATCAAGAATTAGAAACTTACAATCAATCGGTAGAGTCTTAAGAAAAGGAGACAAGAAGAACCAAGCAGTTCTTTATGATATTGCTGACGATATAACTTACAAGTCAAAGAAGAATTACACATTAAACCATCTGGTAGAAAGAATTAAAATTTATAACCAAGAGAAGTTTAATTACGAAATTGTACAAGTTAGTCTCAGAGATAAATGAACGAAGAATTCTATGCATCAATTAAATTAATATCTGGAGAGGAGATCTTTGCATCAGTAACACCTTGTGAAGAAGAATCTCGAACATTACTCTTATTAGATACTCCTGTAGTATTTGAAACTGTTACTATGAAACACATGGGAGTAAGTGCGATTAAAGTAGATCCTTGGTTAACTGTTGGTGATGGCTCTACTGTAATCATTGACATGTCTAAAGTCATCACTATCACTGAAGTTAAAGATGAACAGATTCTCTTTATCTACCAAAAGTACTTACGAGATAAAGATAGAGAATCAAATGAAACTAAAGTGAATGAAGAGATGGGGTTCTTATCTTCAATATCTGATGCAAGAGTATCCTTAGAGAAACTCTATAAAAGTAGCTAAGCCATCTCATGAACCCTGACAGAGTTATTCTACTGTTATTTGGGACTCTTGTCAACCCCCTTGGTTATGTGATATAATGTATCCATACTAATAGGAGCGTCATGAAATGTCTAAAACTAGAAAGAAGTCAGAACATTATGTAAATAACAAAGAATTTTTAGAAGCACTGGTTATTTACAGAGCACAGGTTAAGAGAGCACAAGAAGCAGGAGAACCAATTCCTCGTATCAGTAATTATCTTGGTGAGTGTTTCTTGAAGATCGCTACACACCTTTCTTATAAACCAAACTTTGTAAATTACATGTTCCGTGAGGACATGATCTGCGATGGTATTGAGAATTGCGTCCAGTATATCAAGAATTTTGATCCAGCAAAGTCTTCTAACCCATTTGCGTATTTCACTCAGATCATTCACTATGCATTTCTGAGACGAATTCAGAAAGAGAAACGCCAAATGGATATCAGAACCAAGATCATTGAGAGATCTGGTTTCGACGAAGTGTTCACAGGTGACGGTGACATTTACAATAACTCAGACTATAATACCATTAAAGAAAACATTCAGTCTAAACTTTATTCATGAAAATCGCCCTGATAACTGATACACATTATGGTGCTCGTAAGGGCAGCAAAACATTTCATGACTTTTTTAAGAAGTTTTATGAAGATGTATTCTTTCCCACTCTGAAGGACAGAGACATCAAAGTAGCAATTCACTTAGGTGATGCATTTGATAGTCGTAAATCTATTGACTTCTGGGCGTTAGATTGGGCAAAGACTAATGTGTACGATAAGTTTCAGGAATTAGGAATCAAGTTATATAACATCGTTGGTAATCATGACGCCTATTATAAAAATACCAATGATGTTAATTCAGTAGACTGTTTGTTGAGTCAGTATAAGAATGTAGTTCGAGTTTCGGAACCAAAAGAGTATAAGATTGGTGGAACAGATATGCTTCTTGTGCCTTGGATTTGCCAAGACAATGAAGATCAAACATTCGATGTGGTAAAGAAGACCAAAGCAAAAGTTGTAATGGGTCATCTTGAACTCAACGGGTTTGAAGCATATCGTGGACATACGATGGACAACGGACATGATCCATCAGCATTCAAAAAGTTTGATCTTGTTTATTCAGGACATTATCACACACGATCCAATGACGGTAAAATCTTTTACTTGGGAAATCCCTATCAGATGTTCTGGAACGATGTGGATGACAAACGAGGATTTCACATTTTCGATACCGAGACTAAAGAACTTGAGTTCATTGAGAATCCTTACACAATCTTTGAGCGAATCTACTACGAAGATACTAACTATAAGACATTCAATTCAACTCTTTACAAAGACAAAATTGTAAAGATCATTGTTCGTCAGAAGTCAGATCAACTCCAGTTTGAGAAGTTCATTGATAAGATTCACAAGGCAGGTTGTATCGAAATTAAAATCGTTGAAAACTTTGCAGTTGATGATGAAGACGTAAATCTCACCGCTGAAGAATGCGAAGATACTCTGACATATTTGAATAAATACATTGACGATTCAGATTTTTATCTCGACAAAAGTGTTGTGAAGAGATTAATGAGAGATGTCTACAGGGAAGCGTGCGAAATGGAGTGATGTTTTTAATTACAATTGCTGGAAAAGAAGAAGAAGGAGCATATTCAGTCCACGATGAGGACGGAGAAAAGGCACTCTACCTTTTTGAAGAGGAAGATGATGCAACTCGATATGCTGGTCTCCTAGAAGCGGATGACTATCCTGAAATGGCAGTTGTAGAAGTTGACGATGAGGTTGCAATTAGTATGTGCAACATGTATAATTACCGTTATGTGATCATCACAGCGGACGACTTTGTAATCCCACCTAGAGATAATGATTTTATTCAAACAGATAAGATGGCGTAACTTCCTTTCCACAGGAAATACCTTTACTGAAGTTGATTTCACAGAAGCACAAACGAATCTGATTGTAGGGACTAACGGAGCAGGTAAGAGCACTGTGTTAGATGCTCTTACCTTCGTGTTGTTTAATAAACCATTTCGTAAGATTAACAAACCACAACTCATCAACTCTGTTAATGAGAAAGATTGTATTGTAGAGATTGAATTCTCTACTGGGTCAATTGAGTGGAAAGTTATCCGTGGCATCAAACCAAATGTGTTTGAGATTTATAAGAACGGTGAACTTCTTGATCGTGCTGCAGCAGCATCTGATCAGCAGAAGTGGTTGGAAGATAATGTCCTGAAACTGAATTATAAGTCATTCACTCAGATTGTAATTTTGGGTAGTGCATCGTTTGTTCCTTTCATGCAACTCCCAGCAGCAAGTCGTCGTGAGATCATTGAAGATTTGTTGGATATCAAAATCTTTTCTTATATGAGCAATATCCTGCGTGAGAAGATTCGCAGCACGAATGAGAGCATTCGTGAACTTACAATTCGTAAGGATCTGGTGGGAGAGAAGATTGATATGCAGAAAAATTTCATATCAGATCTGGAGCAGACTGGGAAGAAGAGTATCAAAGAAAAGCAGAGCAAAATTAAAGAGTTTGATGAAAGTATAGATGCTCTGTTGAAAGATATTGATGGATATGGAGAAGAGTTAAAAGTAGTCGAAGAGAAGATGAAAGTGTCTTCGGGTTCTAATAAAAAACTTAAACAACTTGGAACACTTCGTGGTAAACTGCAACAAAAAGTTGCAACCATTACTAAAGAGCATAAGTTTTTTAACGAGAATACGGTATGCCCCACCTGTGACCAGCATATTGAGGAATCGTTTCGCTTAAATAGAATTAATGATGCCGAATCTAAAGCAAAAGAACTTCAACAGGGGTTCAAAGAGTTAGAGGATGCCATCAGACTTGAAGAGGAAAAAGAAAACCAATTCAAGGTTCTTTCTAAGGAGGCAACAAACTTAACGCATGAAATTTCTAAAGCAAATACTAGGATTTCAGGATTACGGAACAGATCAAGAGATCTGGAACAGGAAATTCAAACTATTACCAGCAACCTTGCAAATCGAAATTCTGAACGCGATGCATTAGAAAAATTAGTTGAGGAACTGGAGGGATTACAGTCTAAACAATCCGAACAAAAAGAGAATAATGTTTATCACGATTTTGCACATTCTTTAATGAAGGATGGTGGAGTAAAATCCAAAATTATTAAGAGATATCTGCCTCTTATGAATCAGCAGATTAACAAATATCTTCAGTTGATGGACTTCTATATTAACTTCTCTCTGGATGAAGAATTCAAAGAGACAGTGAAGTCTCCAATCCATGAAGATTTTAGTTATGAGTCGTTTAGTGAAGGAGAGAAGATGAGAATTGATCTTTCTCTCCTCTTCACCTGGCGAGAAATTGCAAAGATGAAAAACTCTGCAAGTACTAATCTCTT